CACCCCGACTTTGTATTTCTACGGTATTTCTAAGTCAATTTTTGCGTCAATCGGTTTCGCGATCACCGAATCTTCGGGGGTTGGCACTGGTTTTGATACCCACGCGCTCATATTTACTTGATTACTTCCTCCGCAATAGGCTGTTCAGCGACCGCGTTCAGTTTTCCCCAGGTATCCATATTCACTTCGGCGATGCGCGTTTTCACCGATTGCGACAATACCGATTCGCCATATTGGTCAATCGGGATTCCAAAGGACTTTCCATCCACAGACTCAACCAATTCGGCGTACCTTTCAGCGCGACATTCGCCTGGTTTTGGTTGTATCCCTGTCCCGTGAGATATGGATTCCCTAGGAAAACCTAAGTCTCGCTCAATCTGACTAATTCGAGTTAGCGCCGCAGCTTTGTCCGCATAAATCACTAGTCTTTGTTGCATTTATGCCACCGTAATTCCATAACGAGTACCCAGGAATTTCTCGACCTTGTTTGTTTGCGCATCGGTCAATGCGACGTTGTAGCAAATCACTTCAGGGATCTTCCCGTCTACTCGTGCGCCAGCCGAATTCCACCCCGCACCAACAAACAATTTGTTCGCACTGGGCATCACAAACAAACCAGCACCAACGTTGACGGTCGGCGTTAGAACAGAGCCGTTTTTCCTGACAGCTCTACCGCCCGCCGTGCCGTCACAGCGGAAGGTAAACACGTATGCCCCGGTCGCATAGTGGCCATTGAATCCCTGGTAAAACGCACTGCCTTGGACGTCCCCGACATACAGTTTTCCGCCGGAGTTTTCGCCGTAGACACAGAAGCCATTGCCCCCCGTGACTATCCCGGAAGCAATGCGTAAAAACCCGTTGTTGAATCCAGTTCCAACTGTGTCTATTTTTACAGCTATAACGATTGTGTAGGCTGCGCTTAAATCGATATTGCCCGAAGAAGCGAGATAGTCTCCGCCGTCATAATCAGCGCTCTTACGATTATTGAGCGAGCTATCCGGGTCAAGTAAGTGCGGCCAGTTTGCGCTTGTGCCCTGACTGATCGTGAGGCCGTTGCCTGATTGATCCGCAAGCCCGGTGATGCCGGTAGTATCGACTGAGTCAAGCGAGTAGTGAGCCTCAACCTGGTACCAAGCTTTTGGACCATATTCGAGTGGCGAGAATGCCTTCGGGACGCCACCACTGCCCCGGTGATGTCCTCGGTCTCTCGAACGTCCAAAATCTACACTACCTAATCCCATCGTTGTGTCCTATTCAATCCTCGTACTCAACGAGGGCCACTAATGCCATGTCTAACGTGGTGCCCACGTTCGCGACCTTGCCTTGAAACTCAATCGTTACAATTTGGTCTGTGCCACTCGTTGGTAAATCGACTGTACCACTAGACACATAGGTTGACCAACTGCCGGAGGTATCTGTGAGGGTGTGGTCAGAGTTTGAACTCGAACCACCCGATGGTGTAACAATGGCCCTAAAAGTACAATTCCCACCACTGCCACCAACATTGTATCGAATAATTAGTTTATATTTGTTCGCCATTGCTGTCGTATAAACCCGACGGGCGCGGCAGTAAAACATGAACGTTGTTGGAGTGTTAGAGCCGGTCGCCGTTGAGTTTGCATCAATGATATCTTTGAAGTTTGCCTTGTCTGTACAGCGAAAATGTGAATTGCTTCCGGTTTGTTGGAAGTGAAAGAACTGCATATGACGACGAACTTGATTTCTCGCCTTCCCCATTTGGTCTACGAGTCGATAGAACCCTTGAGAGTAGCTTGAACCACCATCTACGATTGCAGTACCACTCGCAAAGCTTCCAGGGTCTACCCCCACCTCTTCCGTGGTGGAGGCAGCGGGGGCGTAATTCGCGAGTGGTATTTCTGCGATTAAGACACGGAACGGCGTTAAACCTGTCGAAGTGATTTTGAGGGTGGGCTCACTCACCACACCTTTTGTCACTCCCGTGAGGTCCACCAAACCGATGTAGGACGGTTGTTGTGTAAGGTTCGCGATGGGTAGGCGGATGTTATCACCATCGAGTGGTGTGGATCCTATCCAGGCACCTCCATTGAGTGCACCCACGGTGAGATCCACGGTGTAAGTGACTGTTGTTCCGAGACTACTACCCGTCGAGTTCAGTGTGTTAGGTTGAATCTCAATGTACAGCACCTGAGCCCCTGGGGATGGTGCATAGGCAATACGAGTTTCCCAAGTGCTCGCGGAGTCGTATGGGACCATCGAACACGAGGCCACAGACTCCACACACCGTGCGAGCAACCAGACGAGTTTTTCGTCAATAGACAGTCCAGTTGTACCGAAAAGAGGTTCACCAACTTTGAGCCTCGATAGCTCAGAAATCGCTGGAATATCTGGGACATTTCCGCTCACGTTGGCACCTCGTACATCGAAACTGTGTAGGTTGAGCCTATATAGGAAGTGCTGTTAAATTTGAAACCGAGCCAAAGCTTGAAAGCAGGCACGATCACAAATCCACTCCCACGGGCTGCTGTATCGTTTGGCCTGCAAATGACCTGGTTTCCAGTTCGCCGAGACATAACCGAAGGTGTGAGTGTGATCGTGCGAAGGAAGTGCCCAACGCCCGTTCCGACTGAGTCCGTACCGAAAGCCAAATAACGGTCGTTCTGTGGAAATCCCGCATCAATACCGCCACCAAATGAGGCTGTGGTCATCGCTGCATAAAGGTACACAGTGGCAGAAGCGTCTGTGTATCCACGGACATCAACACGAACCTTACGAAAACGAAAATCGTCACCATTGGTTCCAACCTGTTCAATAATCCCAGGAAAAGGCCCGTAACTGAACGAATTGCCCTGACTCCAAGCGATTACGTTCGCCCCGGTTGTGTCTACCGGTTGGCCGTTGTCGGTGACGTCCGCCCAACCATCGGAAGCCCCTTTGCCGTTGGGATACGTACTCCATTGGCCATCCCACACCAAATGGCGATACGACTCACTTTGCAAATGGGAAAGGTTGTTGTCTATGATTTGGAGGTAATTCGCTGGGATAGGATCACCATCCACGAGCCAACTACCTGCTACAGGGTGCTTGAAATAGCGCGAAGGGTTTGTGAGAGTTTGCGAAGCCATTAAGACCACCTCTTAGCGAGGTCTGCGGTGCCAGCAATAACCTCGGTGGCTACAGCACCAACATACCCAAAGAGTTTTTGAGCCGTCACCGCTGTCCCATACACATCCGGGATTAGATCCACCAGTGACCCCCCGGAAATAAGTGTGGCCCATGACCCAGCTGGGGAACTGGTCAGCGTAATTTCCCGTGTCGCTGTGTTCACTGACAGAATAGTAAAGCTCGCTGGCGTTGCTGGCGAGGTGGCATCTATTTGAACGAGTTGCACTTTGTCACCCGCGACAAACCACCCAACTCCATAATCATTGTTCGTTTTTGCGTAACCCGTTTGGTCACTCCCAGCATAGTCAGTGGTCGTTGACGATCCTGAGGCATAAACGTAGTCAGCGGCCGCTGTCACAACTGCACCAGAAATGCCTGAAACACGAATCGCAGGAGCTATGCCGACCCTATAAGGTTTTTGCCAGTCGATGAGTTTCAGTTCGATGTACCCATCTTTTTGCAGAGATGTCCGACGCCCAAAGACTTGCATGACTCTTGAAGACACCCCGCGATTTCCCGAACCATCGGGAAGCCTCGACGAAGTGATTGAAACATAGTCACCGATAAACACTTCCCCGATGTCAGTGATTTTTACGCAACAAACCACCATGAACAGGTCGTAAGCATACCGGTTCAGGTAAGCCGAAAGTAAGGTGTTTCGGACTGCTTCGGGGAAGTCCGCATCGTTCAACCGTTCAGGGTGGCCTATCAGTTTGATTTTCTTCGCAACCGTCGACCCGTAACGAGCTTGTGAACGTTGGTCAACAACCGTGATTTTCAGCTCAGCCTCTTCAACTTCGAGTTCAACGGTGTTGCAAAACTGCTCGCCCCACCGTGCCCATTGAGGGGGATGTTTGATGACAGAAGCCGAATCCAACGAATAGGAAGCACTGGCAGTTGTGTTCTGAAGGGGTGGGGCCATGGATACAAAGGCAAGTTTACTGTCTCGTACTGATAGTGAAATCCCAGTGAGTTTGCATGACTCCGAGACAATCTCCCCCACAGTATGTTTGCCTTCGAATGTCCACTTAACCGCAGCGAGTTCACCATTAGATGAAGCGATCGCTCGTTGATTGTTGGTCCAGTCCCAATCACGCGAATCAAACTGGCGACCGTAGGCAGTGTTGGCGATGACCCCTCGGTACAGGGCCCAAATCCAGTGAGTGGAGGTTACCACTGTGCCTAAATGCACGGGTGTGGGTGATTCACAAATCACCGCCATGACTTGGGTGTTGGTGCCTCGTTTGGGGTTCTGTCGGTAGGCTGCCGAAGCCGTCACGGTGTTTGCCGAGTCACTGTGAGCTGTGGGGCGCAACTCAAACGCCACATCGTTCGTTTCACCCAGCAAAACATAACGAACACTTGTGGTGTGGGCGCCGTCCGTTGTGAGGCCACCAGTCCAAGTTGAAGGGAAACCTTGCGTTGAACTCACCGGGTAATCTTTGCTTGTAACAAACGAAACAAAAACCAAGGCTGTGGGCGGATTTTGAAACTCAACAATCGCTTGTCTTGGGTCCTGTGGTTCTGTCGAAGTACCGGTTGCTTGACGACTTCCAATGATCGCACTCAATTCAATTTGTTCATAAGAACTCGTGGCACTGATACGCAGGCCATTCGTGGAATTTGCCACGTCAATAAAGCCGGTAGTGCTCACGAAAGCGTGATTGTACGAGGCATCACAGTGTGAATGAACTGCGGTGATTAAATCGCCATAAATCGCATTTGTTATCGTGGAAGAATTCCATTGCCTTTGTGTGGTCGCCCCGAAGGTAGTTTCATTCACCTTCACTGTGAGCTGAATGGTTTTGGCTTCGAAGCGATGGAGGACTGTTCGCGACTCAGAAATACCTGGCTTTTCCTGTGAAATGACCGTCCAAATATGATCGCATTGAAGCTCGAAGTCTCCGCTAGCGGTCATTCGTGGGGCACGTTGTGCATACCCTCGCCACAAGGGAATGGCGGTGGAGTCACTTCGTATCAGCCACAGACAGACACGACGTTTTGCCATCCACGGGAAAGATCCGTACACCTCGTTGACGATTGAGTCTGAGGTTGAAATGACGTGGGAATTTGCACGAGAATTGTAGTCACCACGGCCACCCGTGGCGACTGTTAAAGTGTCAGCCCCGGTGTCTCTGGCGTCACAGTAGATTGCCTCTCTGTCGATCCAAACGGTCGTTGGGACGTTCGGTAGTTTGGTCACATCGTCAACGGAAATCGTTGTCCCTGACGAAGTGAGATTGGCGATCAGTTTGGCACTCGTAACGTTTTCGGCACTCCTCGTTGACAAATACGTCAAAAGCCATCCCACACCCTGCACAGGGATGTCTCGCAGCAAAAATGTCATACCAGACACGCGAAGCTCCCCATCCGAAGGGGATATTTCCTCGCTCCACCCAGACGGTACTTCGAGCACTCCCTGGACGAGGGTGGAGTCATCCACGTGGGAAAACTCAGCGTCATCCGAGGTGACTCCCACCAGACTTGAGCAGCCATCCGAACCAAACGAGTAGGGGCACCCATCCACACTTAGCAAATAGGACATTAGACCGTCACCGTAAGTTGTGCGAGCCGGGTTACCTCAATGCCTTTGCAATCCACAAGCTTTGACCAATTGGGCACACTTGGGAGGTCTTTTGCTGCCCGCATCACCGTGTTTGCTCGGAAGTAAACCTCGTCTACTGTGACAGCCACGCCATTGCGAAGGTTTTGGAAATCACTCACACAGAGTCCTATTCGCCCTGAAGAGCCATAGCCACCATCGGAAACGGTTGTTTGGATAAGCTCCCACACCGACCATGGAGCACCCGCTATCAGGGAGGCACTGGGTGTCAACGTTCTCGTAAGTGTCGGAAATGCTGGCGTTATTGGTGTTGATCCAAGTGAAGAACGAACGCTGTCAGTGCGGGGGTGCAATCGTAAATCAAATGAACGGGTTGAGCGGTGAACCTGGTCTGTGAGGCGGTACACTTTGCCATCAGCAACCTCAGAAATGGCTTGGTGCCCACTCTCCGCAGTCCATCCAGAATCCCCACCCATTGAGAATGAATAGACCACATGGGAAGGTTGATTTGAGGCCGTTGTGGTTGCTCCACTGGCTAACGATGTCCACCCCGCAGAGAAGCCCAAAACGGCCCGTAGGGCATTGCTCCCGGAACTCCCCCAGGTGAGTGTTGAGGTACCCGTTCCGTTGTAAGTGACTTGTACGTAACCCGTTTCAGAGACAGTCACTGTGTACCGTGACCCGCTGGTATTCAGCAGGGATTCAAAGGCGCTCGTAAGCTCTTGGCAGTCATTGTCAGCAGTCGCACCGCCGGCGACCAGTGCACACAGAAAGCGGTACCACTTCGGGGAGGTTGTATTTGCACCGCTCGCGAAAGTTCTTGTGTTCGTCCCGTCCTGGTCAACAGTTTGAAACGTGTAAGAAGTTTGGAAGGGTAGGGATTGGGCCCAAATCGTTGAAATTGTCGCCATTAGGTTCCCGTCGGTAAGAGGCCACGCGCTGCGGCACCCATCACAAATTGGGCGGTAGCTTCCTCAGCACTTTCTTTGCCCGCAAAGATATTTCCGCCGACGTTCCAAATGAATGTCATAGGGCCGCCACCTTGTGAAGTACTCGGTGCACTTGTGGTTTGTGCATTCGAAGCGCTAGTGAATTGCTGTGATTTGTTGGCACTTGCAGTGCTCGGTGCAGTAGTGGCAGCTGCGCCAATTCCCGCCAGCGCGGCAACACCAAAATACATGCCTGCACTGGCGAAATGTTGAGGTGCCACTGCAACTGCCGTCACGGGGTTGGTCAACGCTGCGATGCCCGCAGCAATCTGAAAAGTACCCTGTCCGATGGCTTCAGTCGCCAATCCGAGAAGTGCTTCATGTGCGATCGCCCGGAAAGCCTCGCCCGCTGTTTCCCTGCCTTCAATAACCGCAGCCGTGTGAGCTTTGATCGAGCCCACCATGCCCTTGAAGGCACCCATGACGGTTTGCCCCATCGACTGGGCACCCGTTTTGGTGAGGTCGGCATCTCGCCGAAAGGCTTCGGTAAGCTGAAACCCAACATCCTGCGATTGTTGGCGAGTAACCTGGAGTTGTTCGGAAGTGCTGATGAGTCGGAGTGTGCTTTCCCGCTCCATTTCAATTGCTTGAATGCGTAGCTGGGCACCCTGCGTTTCATTGCCAACGAGGTTGTTTTCCTCGTTGCGAAGCACCATCAACCTCTCTCGAAGAGAAGTGCGTTCACTCTCAGTGCCTACTAACGAACGTTCAACTTCACCCTCTTGCTGAGCGAGTCTGATTCGTTCCGAGATACTGAATAGCGAGAGATTATCAGTGCGAAGCCCTTGAGATCGAGTCTCGCGCAATGCCTCGGCTCTTTTGGTAATTGCTTCAAAAAGAGAATCTTCTGAAGCCCGTTCGGCTGCTCGTTGTTCCTGTTGGTGCCTGAAATCCGTTTCGAATTGTTCGCGCCGAAACGTGTAAATTCCCTGCAAATACTCCTTCTGTTGAGAGAGTTCTCGTTGCAGGTATTCAAGGCGTGTTTCGTTGATTCGTCGAACTACTTGGGGAAGCTCAATCAATTGTGATCGTGCTTCCCTAGAAACTGCGTCTAGTTCTCTTCGCACTGATGCGATTTGCTGAGCTTGTCCGCCACCACCGGCACTTGGGGCAGCACCTAAACCAGCAGAGGAAACCTCACCTGCACTAAAACCTTCAGATTGAAGTTGTCTTCTGATTTGGGCGTTTTCATTCTCAGCATTGCGAATGGCGCCAATGCGATCACGGGCAACGGCCAAGCGCCTTGTCAAACGATCAACCTCGGTTTCACCCGCTCGCAGGGATAAACTCATTTTGTCTGTTTCACTGGCAACGCTGGCCGTGGCGGCCGCTAATCCATGAGCTTTTGTGCCGGCATTCTCCATAGCCGTTGCCTCCTGGGCAAGTGTCACATTGGCCCGAATAGATGCCCCCGTGGCTGCCTCCGTCTCGTCTCGCTGTGCTCCGAATAGGCCATTGAGTCGTTCAATTGCACCCTCCACCAAGGGCACCACGTGACGAATTCCTGAGTACTGCAAGGCGAGTCTTGAGGCTCTACCTGTCAGTGTTTCGAGTTCTCTGGACTCCGCCTGCAATGCCTCTGTTTCCGTTTTGGGGATGAGGGCACGACCTTGCTGCTGTGTCCTAAACTGCTCCATCGCGAGCCGGAAGCGCTCTGTGTGGTCACTCACCCCCTGGAGGTTGACTCCAAACCGCGCGAGGGCATTGGCATCACCACTCTGTAAAGCGCTGAGAAATTGCTGGGTGTTCTGTTGGACCCCACCGCCCATTTCAATGGAATACTCGCGAAGTTGCCTAGTCAGGGTTGCGAGTTCCTGAGTGGTGGGGTGGATGCGTTCACCAATCAGTTGTTGCTGGGTGGCGAAGAGTTCGGTGGCGTTGACAGTGCCCTGGGTTGAGTGCTGAGCCTCTGCGAGTGTCGAGCCAAGTTGTTCAATGCGTCTGTCTGTCTCGGATACCTGAGCAGACAGTTCGCGCATTTGTTGGATCGTTTGCAGGGCATTTGAGCCAAAGGATGCAATCGAAGCTGTAGCAATCCCAAAAGCGGCTGCCCCTGCCTTTACACGAGTGCCTAGGCCCAGAGAGGCGCCATCTAGGCCCTCTGTTTTCCCACGAGCAAGGCTAAGAGCTTCACTAAAGCTTTGAAGCCGCTCTGCTGTCTCTCCACCCCCGAAGGTTTTGGAAAAGAGACCTGTAGCCCTTTCACTGGCCCTTCCAATCGCTTCACCTTGCTTATTCTGGGCTTTGGTGACGTTCTCAGAAGCTTTGGTGAAAGCTTTTTCATTCTTCTCAACAGCGGCCGTTAGTTCCTCAAGTACCGTTTCACTTTTCTCTCCGCTTTCTGCCAATAAATCCAAGGCTTTGCGGCTCATTTCGAGCTTGGCTCGCATAAGCTCAGCTTCCTTGACGAGTTCTGAGAGACTATCTGTCGCCACTGGTCAACCTCTTTTTGTATTCTTCGCGCTCTTTCTCAATGCGCTCGTACTCAAACTTTTGGTAGGCGTTGACACCCTGTTTGATGGCCTCCAAGCCCTGCAAAAGCCTTCTCGTGGGTACAACCCCCTGCTCTGTGAGAGTCACGCCCATTTCTAGTAATCGGTACACCGAAGCTATTTTAGCGACTTCCGAAGGTATCGCTAAAGGGCAAGTGTTTGTTTTCAAACCAGTGAGTTTTTCTACACCACGAAGTGTGACCTTGCACTCGTCACTAATTCGTTCTGCATCGGGGGTATATCCTCCCCGAGGACACCGCCACGCAGCCTGTTTTTCACATGCTTGGATTCGTTCATATGGGGTGGCTTCAGTTGATGGTGCATTCTCGATTGCCTCCAATTGTTGGCAACCGCAAGGCCCATAAAAGAAGGCACTTTCGAGTGGTTTGGTACCAATCCACGGAATTAGTCTAAAAAACTTTTGTCCACATCACCGAGGCTCGAAAATGTGATGATGGCCTCAGCTATTTCAGTCAACCGCAACACACCCACTCGTTTGGCTGCGAGATTAAACCATTCGTCAGAGTATGAACGGGCACCAAACCCCAGCTCTGTTGGTTTGTCCTGTGGAGTAATCACATCACCATTCGGCAATTTGATTGATTCACACCCAGCACAAAAAGCCCTCACAGTGCGAATGCCCGCATTCGAAGCACCATCAACCCACGTCATTAAGACGTTAGGAGGGAGAGGTTTGCATAGGAATTCAAACGGTTGTGAATTGACTTTGAAGTGTAAAAGTTTTGGGTCACGAGTTCGAACATACTCGCGGAGTTGTTCGGCACTCATTTCAATGGCGGGGTCAGGTTTACTTAGGACGCAAACGACAACAAACAAATCAACGGAATGGGTCATAAATCAAATAGTAAACATCCTGTAGGCTGCCTTCGCAAGATCCGTTGTGGCTGATGTGATCTTTTCATCCTCCAACGCTTCAAGTTTCCACTCTGTGTGCTGAATACCACCATCATCCACCATTTTGGGTTTCTCAGCTACCACCATCGTTGGAAACTCAAAACCAACGAAACGCGCGGTAGTCCCTGAACCGTATTTGGTCCAAAAGATCACCGCCAAACTCGTTTGTGAAACGTAGTGGTTCGTATCAATGGATGTGTCCGCTAATTGTTTCAGAGTAACTGTTGCGGCTGGGCGAACTGGAACTTTTTGAACACCAACGATCCCCTCGGTAGTGCCCTCCATTTCCTCAATTAGCTGGTTTTCTTCAGCGAATTGGATTGCGATGGAACGTGTTGACACATGTGTCCTACTCGTGCTCGACAGGGCTTGAACGAGCACAGTTCCCGTACGAACCGGCATTCCCGTACTCATCGCATCGGTACCGGCTGACACTGTGAGACTCTGAGACGATGGCCCTGTCCAACTGGCTCCTTTGAGGTTCCACGTCGCCTGGATTAGTTTGTCTCGCTCAATGGCTACATCGATGTTCCCTGTGCAACCGTTCAGTGTCCATTCATAATTGCCATAGCCAGTTACTCCGGTGGCTGCTTTTGCATGTTGGAATGTGAGTGAAGTAGATGCGTTGTGAACTGCATAAGCATCGGTTGGGTAACAGGTGTAGCTGTTCACGACCAACCCGCTCGTGGTGGGTGTTCCTGATAGTTGAGGCCAAACGGTTAGGGTATCGGTTGAAATAGCGATGACTTTTGTTGGTTCAAGTTCACCACTGACTTCCACTGCGATCCAAGTACCAACAGCGAACCGGGAACCATGCCCGGATCCGACAATCACACTCGTAGTCGTTGAAGAACTTTGGACAGTCGATCCAGCTCCCGATTGTTCACCACCCCACAAAGTTTTGAATGGTTGATTTCCCCACGGTGTGGCAGGTGAGGCAGCTGCCGTTAATTGTGTTCCGTCTGGTTTGATTAACCACGAGATTTTACCTGAACATCTTTTGAGTGATTGAACAGGTTTCTGGTGGGCTTTCCCTCGATTGCGTTCTTCCTCAACCTTAATGTTCGTTTGTTCAGGTGTGATTTCAATGGAGGTCGGAAAGGCTCGCACAGGTGAGCCTGTCGTTCCGAAAACTGTTTCCACCCCCCAAAACGAAGAGCCTTGTTTTGATGGTAGTGCTATCTGAGTCATTTTTTCCTTACGTTAGGCTATTCGCCTGCCAGATTTGTTCACAAACTCCTTCAGTCCCCCGAATAACAATTTCGAGCGGTCCTTTCGGAGTGGCGTGGGGTTCAAGTAAATCGTGAACAACAACCGCATGAGCTTCGGATAATTCGCGAACACAATCAATACGGGTTTCTTCAAAACTCAACCGAACCCGAAACGAATTCCCCGAAACTGCACAAATGCTGCTGTTCGGAAATAGTTCCAACATTTGGGCAATTGAATCATCAATTGAAACAGGCTTAGGGGTCGAAGTTGGCATTGTTATCTCCGTATAAGTCTGTGCGAAATCCACAGGACATCACCAACTTACCACCACCTAAATCCAAAAACGAGGTTTCACCAAACCATTGTAGGTTGGCAATTGAAGGGTTGTCACTGGTGGATTGGTAAATATCAGGAAAACATAGGGCTCTTTCAATTCGCCGAATGTCTTCTAAAGCACGGCGCTTCACAGTTAAAACATTTGTGTTTGCTGACTCTGAGCCTGTAGTCGTCGAGAATTGTGAAATCGCTGAACCGTACACATAACCAATTCTCAATAAAAACCTAACGATGTACTGTGTAAACCCATCATATTGATTGTGTGGTTCATCAACCTGGGCGATTGATAGCCATGATAAATCATAGGATCGATCGAACAGTTCAATTGAAAGACCAGGGTCATCAATCGGAGCATTTTCTTTTGTTCGCCGAAAACGACCTGTTGGAATGTAGCGAAGGGCAGCCGTAGCACCTAGGCCAGACTGCCCACGTGCATTTTCCAAAACGTCCACGATTCGCGTTTCGATCGTTGAAAGAAAGGTTGTCATTATGCAACCGGCGCACGTTTGATTGGACCATCTATTTCCAGGCGACCGCTAGCAGAAACACCAATGGCTGAAATGAAATAGCTTCCACCCGGTGAAATATCGAGTGGCACGTAAGTGCCAGCTAATAGTTTGAATGCGTTATTGGGTGAACCAACTGCGGGTTGTGCATTGACTGCTGCGAGCGATGTTACCCGTGTCGTACTCAAACGGGAAATTCCAACCCAACAATCAAATGTTGTTGAGAGCATGTACGAACCGGCTTCAATTGCCACAGCAGCGGCTGCCTGGGACGTTGTGAAATCGAAACCGAAACTCCGAGCACCTTCGAAATTGGTGCCGTCAATTGCTGATGATGTCATTGTGCAGCTCGTTGTACTTCCAAATAGTAACTTTGTGCTTTGGAAAAGTCTGCCGTTGTAATTTGGTACAATTCTCCGCTACCGAAATCATCACCCTCCAAAAAGATTAACACCCTTTTAGTGGTCGCTCCCGTGGGGGCCAGGTCACTCACAGAGTAACCGGCACTTGAATGGGGTGGAGTAATCGGGCCAATGCGGTAAGTGTCCGCAGAAATACGCCCTGCTGATTGCGAAGCGGCTCCATTACCAAAAACAGAACTCAATCCCTGTCCCAATGGAACAACCTTTGGTGATGGAACTAACGTTGTGTTTGCAGTCGAAACCTCGGTTACGCCAACCACACCAACATTTCCCGAGTAGGTAATTACACGAATCGTGACAGTGGTGGGCCTTTGATAAACCTTATCGGCAACCTTGCGGCCATAATTTGCTGCTCGTCGAAGGGTGTTTTGTAGGGTCATCAGTACAGCACCACGCTCGAACTTTGATTCGATAAGAGGTTCGCATACAGCTCACTAATTCCTAAAGCCTTTGCGAGTTGTGTTCGAAGCAAAAACCTTCGCTTTTCTAATGCTTCGGAAATACCCTGGTCTGTGAATTCCACTTCGTCCACCCGCTTCAACCCAGCTTGTGAAATCGCATCCATTACGTTGTTGTGTTCGAGTGCCCCTAGGTCGGCGAGAATTCCACGAACGAGGGTGAGGGGTGATTCAATCTCGACGGGGTAAGTGCCACTGTGCGGTTTTCTACAAATGACTGAAAGCGTCAGTGATGAAATGTTCCGAATCGTTACGGTTTCACGGGCACCGTCCACGTCTAATTGAATTTTTGTTCCAACGGACAACCCCGTCACACTGGCAACGGTGATCGTAGTAGCACCCCCGGCGTCAATGGTTGCTTGTGAAACCGTCGTTGAAGAACTCGTTGGTGCCGTATCGGAAGAAACAACCGTCTCTTTGATGATGCCTTCAAAGATCGAGTAATAAAAAACGTAGGGGCTAGATGCCCCAGAAAGAACGTTGGCACCGAGTTCGAATTTGATGCGTGCTAATTCGTCCGTTGAGAGAGTGGTCATAGGCAACCTCGGACGAGATTATAAACGATATTAGGAACGATATCCGAATCTAACCCAACGATAAGTTACAGCTGTTAAATCACCGCCAGCAGTGGCAGCTCCCGACAAAGTCGCAACCATGCGAAAATATGCGTAAGCCGCCACTTGCACAGAAATTGGAATTGCACGGGTGGCCGTTGCTGTGACGGTCGTGATGGCTGTGTTGGTTTGTGTGGTCAAATCAACCCATGTCGAACCATCGGTTGAAACCTGTGGTTGAAATGTCGCAACAACGGAACCGGTTACGATCGTCGCAACACATTCACAGATAAGTGTTCCAGGTTCAACTTGGTTTAGTGCTAGTGAGGCACCATTGCGTGCCGTTCCGTTTGCACTCGTCGCACTTGCTAAACCGGCCGAACTAAAACGATCGCCGGGGTTCATGTAACTCATAACTTTTCTTTTCTTTTTTGGTTGGGGGTTGAGGTTATGAGTTAGTTCGACCGAATGGAAACGCAATTGCGATTTTCCAAAACTCGGTAGCCTTCATCGGCACGCCAAATGATGTTTATGTATTGGTCAAAGTTAGTCGCCGGGTCGGTAATAGCCTCACAACCTTTCGCAACTGCGATGCCCAGAACGCCGGGGCCGAATGCAACTCCCTGTTGTACAGTGATTGAACCGGTGGTGGTTGTTGGGTTCGTTTGGCTTACGAAAATGTCGGTTGTTCCGACCGTCCCTATGTACCTACTCGTGATGATGTTGCGGTCAGGCAAAAATTGCACTTGGCGCATAAAGTCACTCGCCGTTTTCAATTGGCGTTCCTGCCGTGGACTAATCACAGCGGCGTAGTAGCCATTTTCAAAAGTCGGGACTTTGTTGTTTTTCAATACTTCCTCGGCACGAATCATCGTTTCGAGGTCAAGCGGTCTGTCACCTTGGGCTGAAAAGGCACTGGAGTCTGCCGTGATTGAGTTGTTGAAATCGCCGGGATACACGTAGGCACTGCTCGGTGCAGCTGTGCAAAAACTGTCAGCCACAACGGTATCGACGAATTTTTTTCGGTCTCTTCGAAGGTGAAGGCCCGTCATCGAAACCAACGAATGCAGCGGTTTGCGCGCAATATCAAAACTTTGGATTTGATAAGGCTGAACGGCACTTGAACCGTATGGGCCTGCATATCGCTGAATCGTAAGCTCAACCTGATCCTCACTGATCGAGAGGCCGGTGGTAGAAATCGTTTGTCGTGTAACCAAACGTGACGCCACCGTATAGGTTGAATCAGTGAAAACAATCCGGTTCATGCGCACAGTTTGGTTGGCGTCTGCATCTTTGTACAAATCCGTAAAGATCGCAGAAGCCAAAGGCCAACGCGCATTCATTTGAGGACTGCGTTGTAATTCTTGCGATACCTTGGGGGAGGTATCGTTCAGGTTTGTTCCGAATGGCAGGATGGGAGTGTCACCATTGCGCAACTCCATCGCGACATTGCTCGCATAGGCAAGGTTTGCCCAAAAATAATCCGGTTCTGGTTGGACGAGTAAACGTTCAGTAACCAGTTCGGTAAATTCGGGAGGGAGACTCAGACGAGAAACTGACGACATTTTTTACCTAACCGTTATTTAGTTTTGGGTTTGCGTTGGATTTTTTTAGGTGCCGCTCAATAGCGGTGCCATTTTGTAGTCGAAATGCCGCAGCAATGCTCCGTTGTCCACGATTCACCATGTTTTGCCATTCGTTGTAAATAGCGTGATCGCCATCCACTGGTGGTTGGGCTGGTGTTTGTGGTGGTGCTGTGGTCGCCCCCGTTTTTGGTTGAACGGTAGGGCTTGGTTGGTTTGGATTACCAATCAAACCGCGAGCCTTCGCTTTGTTGTACTGAGCGAGAAGTTTTTGGGGGTCATCCCCAGCGACTTCGGTCAAAAACTCACGCCATTCGGGGGTGACACTTTTGAGCACTTCCTGAGCGTGCTCTTTGAGTGTGGCTTCATAACGCTTGGCTTTCTCTGCCAACGGCCGAATCGTTCCGAGTTCAGTTTCAGCTGCTTTTAGTGCACGCGTTGTTCGGAAATATCCAGCAGGCTTTTTTTCCGGTGATGCACGACCAGTTGGCTGTGTTCCAGCGGGTTGCATTGGTTGTGGCTTTTGTGTCCGTGATGCATTCGCATACGGATTGAAGCGCTTTATCGGTGTGGGATTCGGTAACGGTTTTGTTTCGGTTTGAGTGTTTGCAACTTCAACCGATGGAGTTGGATTTGTCGGGTTGACGGGGTCACTCATTAGGCTACCTCACCTGGTGCAACGGGTTCACCGTCCATTGGTGCAACAGCCTCTTCGGTATCCATACCCAAATCGGTAGCCGAAACGGTAATCGTTTTGCCACCAACAGAAAACTCAATAGAGCCATCCTCAAGAACAGAGGTTGATTCAAGTCCACCCGCGTCATCGAGGGCAGTATTGAACTCGGTATCGTTTTCCAAAAAATCTAATGCGGCAATGATTGCCATGCGCGTGTTCATTGGGTTCATCGAGGTTAGGTTTCCTCAACTAAACAAAAGACAGTGTACCCACAGCTTGCACCAGTACCGTTCACAATTCCATTAGCAGCAATCGTTGCGTTGGTACTCCAATCGGCTTCTGTTTTGGGTGTTAACTGAATCGTGTTTCCCGAAACACCAATCGTTGCCGCATAAAAAGTACCACTGGCGTTCGCTAACTGGCGAATCGCATAAGAACGCAACAAGTACGTTTTGCCAGTGCGTAATTCGTTTCCAACGACGGTGTTAACTGCGACGTCTAGGGTATCTGTACCACCCGGAACTGCAGTTGAACCGTTGTGAAACGTTATTTCAACGCCCAGGTATTTCGCACCCGACGCATCATCATAACTTCCACGGTTTATTCTTGTTGCAACAACAGTTGCGCTAACTGAACCCATTTATTTGTTCCTCGGTTATTTGAATATAACACGTGACACGGAAACAGCGTCACGCAATTGCCCGGTGCGAATTCCGATAGGTTTATTTCCAAACCCTGCACGCTTTTTCGCAGCTGCATAGCTTGGTGTCAACGGTCGCAAAGAAATATCTTTTATTTTCGAATCAAATCGACCAGTCACCCACTCAGTAATTGTTTTCTGAGCAATCGTTTGCATTTGAATTGTTGTCACCAGTGAATTTGAATTTCCTAATGATCGTTGTAGGTCTTTGAATACCTGTGTTTTCAAACGTTCAGTTGTAATTGCAAATGGGCGGCCTTGTGACTCCAACACACCCAGCAGTTCTTGGTGAGTGATCGCTTTGTGACTTCCTGCGACTTCTAAGCGAAAATCCAAAGCACGTGCGAATTCACTGAACGCTCGTTCATTACGTAACCGTAGTTCACTCGGTGGTGCCTGGGGCAATAACGATGAACGGCTCAGTTCATTGAGACTGCCCAGGCCCGCCCATATTTGTTGGAACTGTTGTTGTAGTTGACTGATTGATTGGAGTATTGAGCCCATTTAATTCCCTGAGTGTTGTTTCTACTGGTTGCTCGGAATGAATAAGTGGTGCGATTAACTGAAGGCTTTGTTTGTGCGTCATAACAGGCAAACCACCGTTAGCCTCTTTCGCAGCCATTACACCGGCAGAAATATCCAACCACTTCGCTTCGAAGTATTCACCCCATGCGCAAGTAATTGATAAACCTACCCAAATGCCTTCGTAGTAACACCGTTGTAATAATTGACGAACAATCACATACCCAACCACAAACAAACCCTGTTGTTCAACAATCGGTGTCGTTGCCATTCGCAAAAACATATTCACGATTTCAACTAATAACGCCCCATATGGATCGCGAAGCATGTCAGCAGTTGCAACCATGGGTGCATGGATCACTTCCATGAGTGCAGCACTCGCATTTGCTGAAACTGTTTCTGGGGATGCGATCACAATAGACCGAGCTTCGAGCAAAACTTTTCGAAGGCCTTCAGCGTCGAGCTCGAGTATTTGGGCACCTGCACCACTAGACTCCAAAAGTTTCGCATCAGCCCCTTGTGGTAGGTTCCAAATCTTACCGGGTGCTTTCTTCGTACCACTGCCACGATTGGAGTAAGGGGTAGCCCCTATCCAATTCAAAAAGCCATCACTTTTCGCTTGTCTACCTACCTCGCCGAGTGGGTTCACTGTGTCCACCCCGGAGCGAATGATTTGGGGCTCACCGTTGTACAAGGCGTTTCGGTGCCGCAGTGACAGGGCCATGTCGAGGGCTTCAACTTCGGACTCACACCCAGCAAATAAGGGCTGACCATCTAGGCAATCGTGGTCACTCACCTCTGGTTGGTGAGCACGCCAAATAACAGGACAAAATCCGAGGTTATGTTCAACCGTTCTGTCAGGGTCAGGCATCCACGGGACTTTTCCAACGAGTTCGGGAGCCAATTCGAAAAAGGTTGTGTCACTGGTTGCGTCCAGTACTCGACGAAACCGAACGCTTTTCCCATCCTTTTCGGTGAGGTACGAAATCGTAAGGGTTTCAACTTCGTTATGTCGGCTGAATGTTGGGGTGCAATACTTCGCACTGAGTACCTGAGCTTTTGGTAACCCTCGCACGATCGAACACAACACTACCGACGAACCAACACCAAGCCCTTGTTCAAGCAACGTTCGCATCACTGTTCGCAGTGATGCCTTCTCGACGATTCTCGCAACGAATGCCGCTAGCACTTCCTGTTCAGGTTCGCTGAACACCACATCGTAATCAGACTCACCCACAGCCAAAACGGGAAACCGGCTTTTACCGAAAACTAAGTCTGCAAGTCTCGTGATGGATGTTTCAACGATGTGGCTGCGAACACAAGGCGCCCGCTCTTGGAGGGGCACAGTGTCATCCCAAAAGTTTGGGCGGTTGTCGTAATGGGCACCACGCCAAAAGGCTTCGTGAGTGTTCAGTCGCCAATAGCGAACATCCTCACCGAATGCGTTGAGGCGTTCATTGAAGGAAGTCAGGGTTTCTTTCGATGGGTTAAACATAGCTTTCCGTTCCGTTTCGCGATGGTGCCATAAGCGAAGCGTATGCGTCACTCAACGTGTCAACCTGGTCATCATAGGTACCGAGTGGGAATGCTTCGCATTCGTTGTGCAGTGCGCTCACACTCCATGAGCCGTCATCCACCACAGCAACGTTGCCGGCGAGTGCCCTTGCCGACACTGGGCGGAACCTCACCACTTTGTCCTTGCTAGGACGAATCGCATAGATAGCGTGGCCTGGAAATGCTCTTTGGAAATCGCTCACGACAAACTTCCCGGCCGCTCCGGGGTCTTGCGGAATGGTCGTGATGACCATGTCATGCCGCACGGAGTCTTCCTTGAGCACTTCGCCGAACCGCTGCATCACTTGCTCAGGAGTGCCGCGGAACCGAATGACGTGCTCAATCACGAGGGGGCGGGTGAAGCTCGATGAGCATAATGTGCCCACGGTGTAGTCCCCCTTCGGTGTGGAGGCGATGTCCCACGAGCGCACACGAATGGTGGCATCATTGGGACGCCCTTTGAGTACTTGGATGCGCTCCCTGTCCCAATAGTCTTTCGAGGCAGGCTCCGCGTCCCAATTGCCAAACTCCAACTGTTCGTTTTCGAGCACTCCCATTTGTCTGAGGTTCGAGCGGTACTGTGGATCGCCCACATCGAGGTACGGATTATCCTCCAAAAGTGCGGGGATGAACGTTCGGGAAATCGCACCGTGTGCCGTGTGGGGCACTTCCTCATTTGCTCCAAAATAAAAGCGAGCTTTGCCAGGGAGTGCTGGTCGCTCACATCGTTTGCTTACCCAGGGGTACCAACGTTGCTTGACCCACTCGTGCCCGACGCCACCGGGGTTGGTCGCTGAGCGAATGGCACACGGGACTTTGTGGGCGGACCTCACACGGCTGAATAGGTAGAGGTATTGCGATTCAGTGAATGACGTCAGCTCATCAAACAGCACCCTTTGGAACTCACTGCTCTGGTAGCGGTGGACACTTTGAGTGTGTTCGAGGTGGCTAAAGTAAATTCGCTCCCCTCGCGGGAATTGCCAGTAGTGCTCACTGGCTTTGTACACACCACCGAGCCGTGGGTACAGCTCGTGGGAGCGAATAATCAGTGACAGCTCAAGCTCAGCGTAGGTACGGCGCAACACGAGCGCTTTGTAATTGCGACCATAGCCCTGTCCCACGAGCGAAGCGGCATCCACGAGCAAAGCATCACTCTTCCCACCACCAGCGGCACCACCGTAAAGCACTTCGTAGACACTCGAAGCGAGGAACGCGGTTTGTGGGCCAGCGTTGGGTGCCCAGTCGGTTGCACCGGGTGGCTTACTCTCCGCTTGTGTCTCCGGCTTCTCGCCGTCGTCTTTTACTACCCTCTGCGACCATTTCTTGGTCGGTAATTCCGTTCGGATCGTTTTCAATGGGAGCCTTCGTGGGCACAAATAGCACGATCCCCGAATGCTCGTGGCGGATCGGTTGCCCGTCCGGTCCTGTGTGCACTATCTGGGATTGATCGCCATAGCGCTCTGGGTGACGGCGCTGAAGCTTCCAAGCCGCTGCTTGCCATGCCCCTTCGCTCGCTTTGCTGATGATCGCGAGGTCTCTCACTTCCGCTTCGGCATGTGCTTTTTCGATGCGACTCCAAAGCTCCATGCAATTAATGTCTTGCTGTCGCTCAGCCTTGCGCTTCCAGTTGCTAAGCGTGCCTCGCGGGATACCCGCTGCGATTGCGGCGGTATCGACCGGTACCCCCATGCGAACGTAGTTCACAAGTTTATCAGATTGCTCCTCTGTGTAGAGCTGGTCCTTCGGGATGGCCTCAACGGTCTTTTCGTCCGATTCTTTTGTCATGCCAATTTGTCCAAGCTATCGTTCAGTACCTTACCAATTTCGTAGGCCATCAGTGGCGGCACTGAGTTTCCAATTCGCTCCGATTGCTGCTTTTCTGTGCCACAAAATTGATACTCGCTCGGAAACGATTGTAACAAGGCCAGCTCTGGAATGGTTGGACGTCGTTTGACCCCATCAGTTGTCACAACGAAGTGTCCTCCACAAAAGTGCCGGTGCTCCACTTGATGATAAATCGATTTAGTAATCGTCGGGAACGGCCTCTTTGAGCTTTTGTAGTTGAACATACTGCCGGCTGTAATTATCTCCGAAATATTAGGCAACACGTCACACACATTCAAAGTGAATAGCTTCGGTTCCGGCAACTTCGGTTCGATGGCAACATCATCGCGAACCCCAACGAAGATAAGACGCTCTCGCATTTGTGGAATACCGAGATACTTCGCTTCGAGCTTCCGACACAAAACCTTGTAACCAGATTCTTTCAGCTCACTGTAGATTCGGCGAAACATAGCTTTCAGCTCCCCCTTGACCATACCCGTAACGTTCTCCATCACAAACATTTGAGGTTTAAGACCATGCAGCAAACGAACGTATTGACTAAACAATTCGTTGCGTGGGTCCGAAACGTCACGGTTTGCATTGGAAGTCGAGAACCCCTGACATGGAGGTGAGCCATCCAAAAGTGTCAGCTCACCAGGCCGGAGTGACGTTCTCTCTAACACTTCGCCCACTTCGAGCTTATTGATGTCACCTTGATAAATCGGAACGTCTGGGAAGTTTAACCGAAAGCACTCGGTAGCATGAGCATCCCATTCGACGGCGAGCAATTCATGGAAGCCACTAGCGGAATAACCAAGTGATGAACCTCCACAGCCCGCGAATGTGGAGATAAAGGTTCGGTTCGATGGCTTCGGATTCTTGTGAGCTATCCACAAATCCGCAAGTGTTTGTTTGTAACGTTCAGAGAGCCCCACCACAGTGGGGACATTGCTTGCCGCTGGTACCGAAAGAGGAATCATATTCGTCAAACTCAGACTTCAACTCTTGCTCTTTAAGAATTTTGTCAATCTCTGCAGATTCGTAACCGGTGCCGCTGAGAACATCGACTCCCTGAGCTTTGAGTGATTGAATAATTGCAACGAGTTTGTCATCGTCCCATGTGGCGATTTCATTCGTTTTGTTATCCGCCAATGCCAACAAGTGTGCTTCAACCGGATCCAAATCCATAAAACGAACAGGCACTTCACGAAGCCCCATTCGCTTCGCTGCTTCGTATCGTGTGTGTCCAGCAATGATTTCGCCGTTTGCCTTACGAGCGAGAAGTGGAGCACCGAACCCAAACCGTTTGATGGAGGCAATTACTTTATCAATCGCTCGGAGATTAAGGCGCGGATTATCGGCCCACGGTTTCAGCTGGGACAGTGGAACGAATTCGGCGGCTAACTCACGGGACATGGAGCGTTGAGCTATGAGTTGCACATGCCTCGTCCGGTGGGGTACCGGCTCCGTCGCTCGCTACGGGTTCAACGCGACGCTTAGGATACGGTAGTGGTGATGGCAAATGCAAGCCATCACACAGGGGATACACATACTTGTGCTTCACTGAGTGATACACTGTGAGTTTGCCATAATGTTTTTCCACGAATTCTCGTGTCCCCCTCACACCCAAATTCTTCGCGAGGATGGCCGGCCCCCGTTTATGTGTTTTAACTCCATTGATTAAAAACTGCTCCTGTTTTCGCGAGCCGATGTACCGCCAACCACTAGCTTGATAAATCCCGCCGTGATGTCCGTAGGAAGTGTCGGCGTACGATACGATGAGTTTTACATTCGGAGAGTGTTTGCGAAACAACTTCGTGGCAATCGACAGAATTCTGCTCACGGGGCTTCGATGAGTCGTGAGTGCAATGCGCACTAACTCAACTACCTCGTGGGGGCGCAATCCGAATGGGGAAGCCATGTTGTAATTGGCACCCATCCCAAAAACGACACAGCCAATAAAAATGCCATCCTCCCAAACCCCGAATGAGACCAATCGCGAGCGTGGAATTATGAAAGCATAGTGCCAGTGCTCACAAGCAAACTTCGTTGCGGCATGGGATGCGAAATCCAGACGGAGTTCAGGTTTTGGATGGGGTGAACTCGTGGGAACAATTGGGACAGGTAACGATTTTGGCATTACCTAGTGATGGTGGGGGCTGAATGGGATCGAATGCAACATCGTATTTTGCAACGAGTGCCTCATACTCCGATTCAGTGAAACCGGTGTCTGGCAGTTGCGATTTCATTTCCTTGAGCACCCCGGCGAGGATGGCTTCATCCCACTCCGCAATTTCACCGAGTTTGTTGTCGGCAAGTGCGAGTAGATGAGCGTCCGTTGGGTCTAGATCCAAAAAACGGACGGGAACCGTTTTGAGACCCAACTTTTTCGCTGCTTCGTATCGTGTGTGCCCAGCGATAATTTCGCCGTTTGCCTTACGAGCGATAATCGGCGAGGCAAAACCGAAACGTTTAATGGATTGGGCCACTTGCTCAATCGCTTTTCGGTTTTGGCGTGGGTTGTGTTCCCACGGTTTAAGTTGTGCCAGTGGGACAAACTCGGCGGCGATTTCTCGACTCATAAAATGACAGACTAATTGGTGCTGGGAGTGGGATTCGCACCCACGACCTACGGGTTATGAGCCCGCCGAGCTACCTACTGCTCCACGCCACTCTAAAACCAGGCCACCCTCAAACGCCGCTCCCCATACAAGGAGAAGCTTGGGTGTCTAGTTTAGCCCTCAACCGAGGAATTGAACCTCGTACCTCACGACACTATGCCGTGCGCTCTACCGGTGAGCTAGATCGAAGTAACCCGGCGAAAGGGAAAACTCCGGGGCTGGAAAGCGCAACCAAACCAGCCCCAAACCTTTACCCTTTCCGTGCCCGGTTTGTCAAACTTTCTCGTAACAGAAAAGATGTGAAGCGTCGATGGCACCCACAAACTTGGTTTTGTCAATTCTCAATTCGTTCATGTCTGAACCTTCTGAATGTTTATTTAGTATTTTAACATGTTCTTCAGTTGCTTTTACAACAACAAATTCGCATGGGGCCAAAGACGCACAGGAAAAAGTTCCCTCCTCAAGAATGAAGCCGGTTAGATGACCGTGTTGATTCACACATTCCCAAGCACTCCTGCCTGAGTTTCTGCCAGAACTAAACCGAATAGGTTTCAAAAAATCACATGCGAAACCTTCACAGTATTCACGAATAACTTTTGCATTTTCGATAGAAGCCAAATTCAATTTTTCCATTTTCAATACCCTTTTCTATTTACTAGTTTGTGTTTCTTATTTTACAATTTTACCTGTTTGTTCTGTTAGCCAATCATTCAATACCTCCGCCGCTTCGTTCCAATCACTGTAATTTTCTGTTTCGATCATCACTTGGATCAGCTCACTTAAACGTTGGCTATCCACATCCGACCGGGGAGCAAATTGCCCACGGCTTTGGACCCAATCACAATCGGATCCGTGGGCGTCCAACAAATCCTCCCACTTCGAGTGGGCGGTCAGCTCAGGAACGAACCGGCTCACGATTTTGCATCCGCAACTGCAACGCACCGGGAGTGCATTGTTCCTGAGAAACCTCTCGACACTTCTGATTTCAAAACCTCCGAATTCGTTAGACCGGAATTCATTCAACTCCCGGGTCGTTAACTCTTGCGCTGCATCTCGGATTTCAAAGACTGTCGAGAGGTCATCGATCCCCAGTGATGCAGTAATGAGCTGGCATTGCTTCTTTGGGGTATTTGCAAACCAGTCTTCTGCATCCCATAGCGGGGGTTCTAGTGCCTCCTCGGTGGCATCCTCGGAAATCTCGACAATCTCTTGAATGATTTCGAGTGACTGGTCATCTTGGTTGCTCATTGATATCTCCCTTTATCTGAATACACCATAATTTAAGATGAGCGACAATGCAACGAAAAAGAGTAGGAAAATGACAAGAAAAAAGATAACCAGTAACGAATTTTAGGTTGACTGTTGGGTTGTGGTTGTGCCTGCCCCCATGACTCTGCGCTCTGAAGTTTCGATGCAAGAAATCGCTTCAAACTCAGTCAACCCAACCTCTTTGAGTTTGTTTAGGACATGGGTCTTAGCGAGTTCCTTGTTCTTGCCAAGTTGGTTCCGTCGCTTGACGAATGACCCGGCAATGTCCCAACAATCCGTTTTTGCTTGGATTTTCTCAATCATTTCTTCGAGGTAGAAGTCTTCGGGATCTTTACTACGAAACACCCAGTCAAGGTGCTCTTCCTTCACACCCGCTGCTCGTGCTGATGTCCTAAACTTCATTTCGATCGCTGAACGAATGCCCTTCGCAAGCGGTGTCACACTGCCCTGGTGGTGTTGCCAACACGCTTGGAACTCCTCAAATTTCTTGCATAATTTTAGGTCGTCATCAATCTCTGCAAACAACACCCCATTGCGCAACTGTGCCGCTGTTGTGCCTTGCGGAAGTGCACTAGCGATCGCTTTGGAAAGCAAAGCCACGTCGCTAGTGGTCATGTTTGACTTGTGGTCAACGATAAACCGGCCCGCCTGGAGTGGGGTAGGCTTTTCCCCACAAACTGAGAGCCATCCCTGAAACAATTCATCAACGATGGTTTTCGCTGGTAATTGTGGCGTTTCCTTCGATGGTGGTTGCAATTCCCTAGGCTTCTCGGTGGTCTCTTCGAACAAACTCGGCAAGCTCGTTGACTGTTCATAATGAATCGGGAGCGTTTCCAATTCACTTTCGTCAAGCATACCCAATCCGAGAATGGACAGGGTGGCGCGCCGTTTGGCCTTCGTTTCACATTTCATTAGGACGTTGACCGGGTCGGTCAGTGGAAGCGTTGCGGTTGCTGTCTCACTGCGTCCGTTGGGGTGGGTGACTCTGGCCTGAGCGTAAACCATTTTCATTCCGCCAAACTCAATGAGTTTCGGACCGTCAATGATCTCTCGGTTCAATTTATGAATCGCGGCCAGTTGGTCCGTTGCGCCACGGGAAGCATAAAGAGTTTCCCTTCCCTGCAACTTCAAAAAGGCCAGGGGGTGACTTGCAGGATTCAAACCCAAAGATGCGCACATTTGCAGGTAATAGCGAGCTTTTTCATCCGGGGAAAGCCCTGAAATGTCACCCTTTACCACGAGACTTTCTACGATCTTTGTGGAGTCGAATGGTTCAATGTCTGTTTGATTATTAGTTTGTTTTTTCACTGTTTTTCCCTTTGATTATTCACTAACAACTACGTGATTTCGAACTGCAACTGGGGCATTGTCGGGCCCCCGAAGATATGGTTCGATCGTAATGATTTTTGACTGTAAACGACCTTGACCATAGTGCTGAACCTTTTGGTGTCCCATAACCCAAGTTTGTGTTTGGAGTGGTCCCCTGGGTTGGGCCACACCGTCCCTACAACACTCCCTCACCACGTGTTGCAGGTTCACCCGAACATCTTTTGTGAGTGTCGTTGTGTTAGCAACCACGCTATTTCCTTTGATTTTCGGCTGAATTTGTGCCCCACGAACAGGAGGTTTTTGTCCACTGGACTCGCGGTGTTCGTGCAAAGCCAAGGCAATTCCGAACACGATTCGCCGGATCATAAGAAAAATCGCTGGAACGCCCTCGGAAAGTTTGGCGTCATTCCCCGGCGTTTCAGCTTCAGTGAGTGCCACTCGGTGAGTGGCACCTAAGAATATGTTGCCGTCACTCGGCAGGTAGGCTACGAGGTCAGCCTGTGCTTGGTGCACCAACACATGTGAAATCTCTTTGGTACTGAACCCGTCCGGCAGGGTAATCAAGCCATTAGGAAGCTTGACCATCCAAGTAGGCCAAGGCATCGGAACCAAAAGGGAAGCGGCTTTGCTACAAGCCGTGAGAGCAAGTGACGCCCCCCATTTGTGAGAAATCACTACCTGTTGGAGGCCATAGTAACGCCAACTGACAAGGGCCCCCGCCACATCCTTCCCGTAGGCGAGTTCAACCTCTGATGTCGCACCAGTTTCGCGATTAAGACCATCAATGTAGCTGTAGAACGCGTTGAGGGTTTGGTCACGATCTCGATTGCACTCAGTACTGAAAACCCCATAGGCCTTGTAGTAAATATCGGCGCACTCGGTTAAGGCACTCATTGCGATGCCCTCACTTCTGGTGTGGCACCCCAGTCCCAACCACGGCGGTTCCTAGTATCACAAACGCTCTTTACTAATTTCGTGATGGCTTCGGGAACGGTGTTACTATGGCAACTCATGCCAAAGATGGCATCATCATCAAGGTCATAGTCAGACTCCCCTTTGCCTGGGATTGGGATTTGCTCTCCTTCCTCACATTCGAAGTTTGCAACCGTCACAATCTTTGGAAATAACCAACGTTTCCGACTAGTCACATGGTCGTATAGTTTCACTTTCCAACGGTAAGTTCGTTCTGGGAGGGGTATCTCTACGGTTTCCTCTCTCAGTGGGTTTTGTTTGTACGTTGCCTCACCGAATAGTGTGTCTGTGACATTCCAACGGCCGTCACGCCACCTTGGCGTCCTACTGTCCCAGCTATTGGAGGTGCTGTGCACTCGCCAATGCACAATGAGTTCGTCGTCATCTTTGTTCGGAAGGTGTATGTGAATGCCAGTCTCAATGTTCCTCCCGATGGTTCTAAGCCACCTAGTAAGGTGCTCCCATGGCGGAGATATTCCGAGCCATAGGGCTACACCTGGCACCGCTACTGTTACGGTGATAGGTTCTTCGTTTAATCTATCAAACTCAATGTAGGCGTGGCAAAATGATTTTTTGGTGGAGATCCTAAGATGGATGAGAGTGGCATCCTTTCGACTCAAGCAAAGCGACCACCAACGACCTCTCGGTTTTGGCTCAGAAACCCACTGAATGCTCAATCCCAAAGCTTCTAAAAACTTATTCATCGTCTTTCCCTTCCTTCAACTCCAAGGCGAGCATAAATAGAACGCAACATGCTGCATGGGCTAGGTGTGACCTTTCACTTTCCGCATCGATTTGCTCACCATTTTTGTGAGTTATCAGATGTCTCATGGCGGCATCCCAATAGTGACGTTTGGCGTCCGGGATGTATCGCCAGTTGTCTGGTGCATACTTCTGGGCTCCGAACTCTAAAACCTTTAGAACCTCCTCAATAGCTTCCCATGGCAAGAGGGATGGCCTAGGTTTCGTGGAGTCTTCTTTGTTACCTGCGGGAACTAGCACTGTTTTCGTCTTAGTCCTACAAGAACTGCATGGTTCTGTTGATGCTAGCCGGTGCTCACTCCCAAAGTATTTGTCACACACAGGACAAATACACAGAAACGAACCGTCCTCCAGTTTCCTGGGTGACTGGTTGAGTTCTTCCCTCCTACACCCATCGCAGAGTTCGGAAGGTTGCTCTTCCCTCTGATAGTCTTGGTTGCAGTTACCACAACGAAGTTGAATCATAACAACTCCGTCAAGCAACCAGTTAAGTCGTCAAGTGCCAACAACTTTTTGAAGATCTTAGCTTCAATCTGTCGAATACGTTCGCGCGTTAGGTTGAGATACCCGGCGACTGTTTCCAGAGAGTGGGGTCCTTCAGCCGCAACATCTAGGGTGCATGTTTGTTTCATATCTTCCAGGTTTTTGCCTGGAAAATTAAAAGTTACTCTGTTTTCCTGGGCGTCCAGCGCCAAGTGGTACTTGCAGGTAACGTATGGGCAGGGTCTAATTTCCTGTTCACACTCACTTCGCTTTAGTGGCAAATGTCTTTTGTTCGCACCGGTCACAGCGTTTTCACGCTGCATTCTACGTACCGCAATTCGTCTCATGTTTTGTGAGTGGTGACGCTCACTCACGGGAACATCGAAATCGGGAGGGTTGTAATTCTCACACATCACTCACCTCCAAGGGAGTCAACCTAAAAGGTTGCCCATTGATTAGGAGAACCCCTCCCTTCTCGGTTATGGCTTTAGCGCATTGCCTAAGCCCCGAAATTCCCCCCAACGTTCGGGTGATGAGTGTGATTTCTTTGTTGAGTTTTTGTTGATGGCGACGGTTGTAACACCGTCGGCACTTTTTGAGTTCTGTGCAATCTGCACATTGTTCAGTCATAGTTTGCCTTTCGAGTCACCGAACCATTCGGTGACATGGAACCCATTGGGAGAGTTGAACTCCCACACCCCCCGACGTACCGTTATGGGTTGTTTGCGATTCGCCAATCTTGCTCTGTGATCGGCTCACCCTGTGCCCACTTCTGAGCAAGTCGGACTAAGGGGGAGAGTGGAGATGTACAGTCTAGGGAATGCCACTGAATCAATTGACGAATCGCCCCCTCGATTTGTGGGCGATTCTCTTCTTTGAAATGTCTCTTTAACTGGCGATCGCCAGCAAAAACTTCATCAATGCAAACCTTCATCGTTTCCCAGTCACTCAAACCGCTCAGTCCATGGACCTTCAAGTGATTATCGAATTTATGAAGAACAAAGGGGTACCACCCCCAAAAGCTCTCATGCTCCCATCTTTTGAGACCACCTGAGCCGCAAATGTTTTGCTCCCAACAATCGTTCAGACGGCCGTCAATCCACCACTTGGCATTCTCGAAGAACTGGTAACAACCAGAAGCCGGGATGGTCAGTAGCCATCGGTTTCTGGAAATTGCCTTGATGCGAATGTCTTCAGCCCATTTGATTTGTTTCTCCGAGCCAATGAGTTTGGTTAGTTTCCAACCGAGTTGGTTCAGGCGTTCTAATGCTTCGATTGCTAGACGGTCGGTAATCATTGGGCACCCCCGGCAATGCGTCTGAGCTTGAAATCGTGGGGGATGTGGCCCCACGTTCTTTCCCCATTAGGTTGAATTTGGAATGTGCCACTCTTTCTCGCTCCCCCCTCGATGTCCTCCCTAGTGTGATAGGAGGTCCAGAAACCTTCGCCCTCACAGTGCCCAATTTCCTGAACGGAAAATGTTTGTGTGATGCCAGGTTCTTCCGAGAATGTTAGTAGATGCGTCGGTGTGAATTCTCGCCTTTGCATTTGTGTTCCCTTTACTTGTCAGCTGTCTCTCACTGACAAATCATCTTAAATGATTGCTTGGGGTGAGTCAAACTTTTTCTGTTCAAAAGTTTCCTTTTTTTGATTCCGTGATAAATTCCACGGAATGGAAGAGCTAAAAGCGAAAATCATCGCAAAAATCCGTTGGATTTTCAAAACCTTCAACATCACGGCCCACGAGTTCGGGTTGGTGTGCGGTTACCCCAACCCCAACGCCATGAATCAATTGCTAAACGGCTCACGGTCGGTTACAAACATACGAAACTTATGGAAATTTTGGGAAGCCACAGGCCTCCCAATTGTATGGTGGATTGATGGCTCTACCGATGAATTTTCGTCAACTGAGCTTGACGAGATTAGAAAGAAATTAGTAATGAAACTTGACGAAAAAAGAAGGTCCAAAAAAGCTATCAGAGAAGTCAACGAAAAAATGAGGGTAAGCAAACGATGACTAATCCAGAAAGGGAACATATAGCAATCGTGCGGTCAGTGCTTGAATGCCGATTGAACGATATGGCGAACAATAGTGAAACTATAAAAAGCCACTATCGGTGGAGTAGAACCCACTCAGAAATAAACCAAGGAGGTTGTTGGATACCAGAAAAACAAAATTGCCGGATATTATTAGCGAATCGCATACCACAATTGTTTGGTGTTCAGGTAGAACTCACGATTGATTTATCAATTACTCCATTTGATTTTAGCAAAAAAACAGGAGTGATCCGGTGAGTGAAAAAGAAAAGGAACACCTAACCTTTCTCAAAAGTGTTGTTTCGAACAGACTCGCCGATATTTCAGAAAATAGGGAGAGTGGGCTTCAACATTCACACAGTTGGTACCGAATGCGAAGCACCGATTGGTCACGAGAAGGTTTTGTTTTTCCTGACCAGGAACGTGCTCGTTTATCCCTGCTGACTGTACTCCCACCAATCCCCGGCGTTCAAGTGGAGGCCTCTATTGATTTGGTGATTATTCCGAGACGTGGGGCCGAAACAATTTTGCCAGAAACACCTATTGATAACGCGTTCGATAAAGTTTTCGACGGATTGAAATCGTTGGAAAACTGCGTGGGTACCCATTGGAACGAAGGCGATCATACAAAACTAGCAGAGGCACGAGAGAAACTCGCCGAAATTTATTGGAAGGTCTTCGCGAACGATTTGCCAATGCACCGAGAGGTTCTCGCAAGAAAGGCAAAGGGAAATATCAATGAGTAAAGAAGTAACCAAGTTAATAGCGACCATCGAAAAACAGTTATTTCAACTTAGTTTGTTGCAGGGTTTCAACGGACCTTTCGATGAAAAAATCCGCAAGCGATTAAATGCAATTCAAAACGAGATTCAGCAAATTCTCAGTGTTAGCACAACAATTCGTGAAGAAAAGAAACCCGTTATTGAGAGGTTACCGTGTGGTAATCCCGGCTGCATTGACTGTCAGGATGGGAAAAAATGCTCAATGGGGATGCCATTTTGAAAACAGTTGGCTTCGACGAAGTTTTTTGTTCCACTGCCGAGGGCTGGCGTGTTCGGGCCGAAATGGCTTCAGTTTTTCGCCAGAATTTCATAATTCCTGATAATGTTATCGATTTTCAAATCCTCTACAAATGGGAGGGTTGGAATCGATTCGTTCTAAAATGTGAGGATGGTTCGATTCAACGAACCCATTACGCGGAAGTGAATGACGATTTTTGTAGGGCAAATAACCCAAACTGGGAATCGAGAATCTTGCCAGTAACGATTTTTATCTACTGTTCGGCTAATAGTTTACTGGTCGACTTCGGAAACATCGCAAACCGACCACTCCATAAACTCAAATTCGCGGGGCCTACTTGAAAATCCCAGTCAAACACAGTGCGGCCTATTTCGCTGCGTCTATCGGTGCTCGTTACACCTGGCAGGCAATCAGGGCTTCAGTTCACAAAGGCCGTGTTACTAGCTCCGTTGGGAGGATCTTACCAACGGCCGCCCTACTCCTAGGACCTAACGAGTACTCCCACCTGGAACTCGTCGAGGGTTGGCTTCGCGAACTGTGTGAGTTGGGGTTGCTCACTTGGGAGACTACTTCCACCGGGGAGGTCGTGACACTGTGTGACCACCCAGCATTCAGTGGTGTGAAACAGATTACACATAGTCTGACACAAGACAGTTTTAGGACTGACACCAATGGGTTACCATCTAACGATGTGGAATTATTGAGTATTCCTACAGCGACACAACATGACACACAAGGCACAACTAGCACACGACCCGAAGTCGACATTGAAACCGAGGAGCACCCCTCCCCTCTCTCCCCCCTTGTTCCCTCTCCCTCCCCATCCCCTCTCTCTCTCCCTCACACTCCCTCTCTCTCTCCCCTTACCCCTCCCTCTCCCATTAATCCCCCCTCTGACCCCACCCCCGATGAGCAAGGCGCTCATCTTAAAAAAATGGAGGCCGATTTGAAAACGACCAACAGACAGCGAAAAGACATGCCAAACGACCAGTTACCCATCGGGGAAACAGCGAAAACCATATACGAAGTTCTCAGCACCCACAGAATTTTCAAAGATATCGTTAAATTGCCTGGGGAATTTGCAAACTACCTCGCAGATTCGAAGGCATATCCCAACGTGGATGTTGTCGCCGAAGTGAAAAAGTGTGCAAGTTACGTGGAAACATCCAAAAAAGTTTACGTTGATGGCCGCGCTTTGCTGAGAAATTGGATGTCGAACTGCCAGCGTGGCGGTTATCCCAGAGTAATTCCAAGGGGAAATGATGGTGTGACCATCACAAAAGATCGTTTCGGCAGAGAAACAGCACATCACAACACAGAACTCCCAGAAAATCACACAACAGAACCAATCAATCCAAAACTCCAAGCGATCGCCCATGAGGCAGAGCTGGGCTTTGAAGCTCTAAGAAACAAAATCACCAAGAAAAAAGCAGGCTAAAACGATGCGACCAGTCACAGATATGCGAGATTTCCTCGAAGACAAGCTTCACAGAGTGCGAAGTTGGCAGGCAACACCTGAGGGTCAAAAGGAAATGGCCAGGGCCGAAGCACTTGAACGAGCCAAACTCAGGGCCCAGCTCACCGAAATTGCCGACCGTAGGAACATCCCAGATGATGCGAACACGCGAAACTTAGCTTTCGACAGAAACCTTTCTGGACCGTTCCCCGACCATTTGAAACGGCAAATCACACGCATCAATGAACGAATGCTCGAACTCAATGGAAACATCCCGGCATTGCTACACCTGGGCGGTGGTCGTGGGCTCGGCAAAACGGTAACCCTGGCGTGGGCGGTTCAGCAAAGTGAAAAGTCTGCCTATTTTATTGAAGCGAGTGAGATCCAACGCGGTGGGCCTTGGAAAGACGCAACCGAACGTTGGAATTTTCTCATTCACGTTCGGCTCCTCACTATTGACGAGGTCGGTATAGGACAGCAAACGGAAGATTTCCGGGCATTGCTACTCCAACGTTGGAACAAGGGGAAAATCACCATTTTGGCGGGGAACCAAAAGCAGGGTGAATTACAATCGTTTTGGTTAGAAGAACGTTTGAAGGACCGTTTGAACTCACAGCTGGGATGGGGGCTCGTACCGTCTCTGTGTCTTAACGGTGAGAGCTTGCGAAAATTAGGAAATGATTAATCCGTTTATGAATGGCTGTGTTGCCGATTTTACACGGTAGGGTTCATAGCCGAAAACGCCCTTAATGTAGTCAAAATCGAAATCTATGCAGTGCCCGGCTTTTAGTGGTTCCATACCTTGGTATTCCCACCAATTAGGAAATTTCGAAACGTATTTTTCAAATGATTGATTAAGGCTTGCTAAAAGGGAAACCAAGGCATCTTTTCGCACTTCATCTTTGGCCCTTTTGAGTCTTTCTAAGAAGAAGGCTTTGAATATGGGCAGAAGCGTTGGCAATAAATTAGCAAGTGATTCATTTGGTTTACACCATGACAGTATCCTTTTGAAAAGTTCGTTGTATCTGTCAATAAAGATTTCAAGAAACACATTGTGGCAATGTGGGTCCAGGTAGGCGAACGCATAGAACAACTCTATTCGAGGCGGTACTGTGCATGATGTTTCTCGAACTCGTGCGATTTCTAGAGTGAAGAAAAACTCCTGCCATCTTTTCGGTATAAAAAGACGAATTGCATCATCACAGGGGCCATCGACTTCAACGGTAATGCCCGCATCCCTTAGAACAGTTTTGAATAGTTCCTCAGTCGTAAACTCGTACATATATGATGGTTGCGGTTCACTACAAATGACATAGCCATTTCGAACATAACCTTGTTTTATTAGTTTCCTAGCCTCTGGGATCCAACAACGTTTCCATTCTGTGAAGTCACCGGCCACTCGGTTTTTTAGTTGTAATATTTGACAATCAGTGCACAACTTAGTTTCCCTAGTGAACGAATTACTTAGCTGTTTGTGTATCGTCAATTCTTTTGCTGATGTCGTCATTAGTCACCCTTTACTTTCTGATTTGATTCTTCTACTTGCAACCTCTTCAAAAAGTCCAAAATCCCAATGCAATGATCCCTTTCCGTTTCGGATTCCGATTCAACTAAGTGCACTTCGAATAGATTAACAAACCACTGAATGGAAACGGGTTTGAACCAGTCGGGTTCTGGGTAATTTTTGTATTCTCTTACGATTACTTTTTTGGCTCTTTTGAACAAAACCAACCCGATAGTGGGTTGATAAATGTCTTCGATCTTTCCTAGAATGGCAAAGCTTTCCCAAAAGTCTCGCTCTTTGATTGTATCCTTACAGGCATTCAGAAACTTAACCCAAGGTTTCGGAAGGAAAATGTCCACACTCACAAATATATAAGGGTTTCGCACTGCAAAGCCTAACTTATATTCGATAAGTTTAGCTGTTAGAGTATGATAAGGTGTAGGGTTTCCTTTTTCAAAAGTGAAACCTTGCATATTACCCCTACACAGAACGCTGTAGCCAGCTCGTGATAAAATCCAGCGGCGTCTACGAATGCAAGGAATCGAATCTGTATGGGGTGAGTTTCTCTGAACTGCGATCGATTTTCTACAATATGAACAAGATTCGTACTGTCTGGGCTTTCTCTTTGTTCGCAATTGAGGTTTCGGCGATTCATTAGGAACCAACCTAAATTCAGTTTGAATCATAGTTTGTCTTCCCGAAAGAATGAGCGTGCTTCTGCACAACCCTTCACCCAGTCAAACATTCGTTTCATTGCATCAGAACCATAATAAAATTCCGAGTGTGGAATGGCTCCGTAATTATGATTGGTGAGGCCTACATAGATCCCAACCTGTTCATAGTATTGTTGTGTGTTCGAATCCATCGCTCTTTCAGAAAAACATTCAATGCTGAGTTCTAGTTCTGCTTTGTAAATACGGGCAGACCAGCCACTCACCGATGGATAAATTTCTATTTTCGATAATCGTTTCGAAAGTTTCGATAGGATATTGCATAACTCTTGAAGTGTGTCATGTTTGAATTCCATTTGTTTCCCTTTCAAAGAGCCTAGCAGTATACTCACATTCTCTTAGAGAATGATGCTAGTTTTCTATTTGTTTGATTGGTACGAATACCGATGGAGGCCGTTTGGGATGCTCCAAAGGCCCGTAATTGACGTCAGGATATGGGTCCAAGTGTCCTAAACCTTTCGGGCTTAGAATACACTTAGTGACTAAAAAAGGAAAGAAAACTACACTATTTTGGTAGGGCGGGTTTGTTTTTTGTGAAAGCCTCGATCGTTTTGGGGCCAATGTCCCCATCAGGTTCGACCCCTAAGCCACCCTGTAAAAGCTCAATGCCCCCTGGATGCCGAATGCCTAAATGTTCCATCGTTGAGAGCATCTCCAAGGCGATCACACCACGCTCATCCATTCGCCCGCGAGGCAGCTCAGGGCCACACCAGCCGAAAATCCAATCGTTGCGCAAACCGTTCGAAACGAGTTGGTGAACGTCCGTGCGATACACCTGGAAATAAAGGTCTTGATGAACATTCTGGGCGATCCAACCCAAGCGTTTGGCAATCTCGAAACTCTTATCTGAGCGTTCGATGCGGCTGCTTAGTGTGCCAGGCCAAGCATCCCCGCCACTCTCTGGCACCACGTACGTTTGCTTGACCGTCCAGGGAAGTTGCCCTTCGGCGAGTAGTGCTCGCCAGGGATATTCACCACGAACAGAGTCGTCATCATAGTCACCGTCTTTGTCATCCGCATGTTGGGTAGGTTGGTCGTAGGAAGTCACACCGACCAACAGCTCGGGGAAATTGGCCTTAGCGATCGCAACAACCCTACTGAGAACCTGATGGGAAATGTTGCTGTCGATTTTTGCCGCCCCCTCGGAGTCAAGCAACACCCTCTTGGCTTGAACGTTTCGAGCGAGACTAAAGCCGAGGGCGATTTTGGCAGCGGCAAAGCCAACACTAATGGTTCGGTGACAGGCAGCTTTGAGCCAATAATCACAACCTATGCCTATCACAACCTCGGCATTGGGAACAACGTGCCGAAGTGCATCCCTCAAATCTTCGATGTGCGGTTGCAAACGTTCAGGCCCAGCATGGAGACACACAGCCTGTGGGGAGATTCGTTGAAGGGCAACCCTACACCACGGGGTGAGCACGTTTGCCATTGAATCGCCACGCCACAATGAGAGGCAAATTCCGCGACGTTGCGGAATGCCGTCAGGCACGATCACTTGAGACATTAGGCCCCCACTCCGTAGTGATACGGCAACACAGGGACACCTAAGTCCCTGAGTATTCGGTATGCTACCTGTGCAGATTGCGTAGAGGGGCCGCCACCAAGGTCATCGCCAGTCCACAGGGTGATACCGACTCCGCGCTCGGGTCGTCTCATTTGCGCTCAATCTCCGCAGCACGTCGGAGAGCCGCGGCGCGCTGCGCTGCGTAGTCGTCGCCCAGCCGGGTAAAAATCTGCACCGAGTCAAAATCACTCGCCCCCGAGTACAGCAGGCGAGAGCCTGCGGTGAGGGCGGCACTCGCGATCCGCAGAGCACTCTGCCAGGGTCCAGCAGGCGCGAGCGGGGCTGCGAGATCAGCGACAGTGGAGAGCACATTGAGCGCGTCTCCAGCGGTCTGTAATCGAGGGTCAGTGGTCACGAGGATCTCCACAGTCAGGAGGTGGTAGGGGTGGGTCGAGGTCGAGTCTGCCTAGCGCGCGGACCTGGCAGCGATACTGCCCAAAAGCAGCTCCAAAAGCAGCAAAGGCTCGGTCAATCGAGTAGGAGCAGACAGCGCCGCCGTCGGAGCGACAGCGCTCCAGCGCCAGGCGCCACTCCGTGTGCGCGTCAGCTGCGCGGTCGTAGGCAATCACCACCAGATCCCAGGTGCGGTAGCACTCCAGTGTACGCGACAGGACTGCCTCACAGGGAGGGCGAGGACAGAGCCTGTCAGGATCGCACTGGAGGCGAGCTGCCTCTAGGATCGCAGGACGCGCAGCCCCATTGGCAAATGCGGCTACTGCGTTGGCGGCAATCACCTGGCGCTGTCTCTCGCTAGCGGAGCACCCACCAAGCAGGAGCGCGAGCAGTAGGGCGCGTCGGCGGAGCGTGTTCATTGGGATTTAGGCCTCCCGGTCCAGATTGCTCTAATCGCCGCGAGGGCCTTTAGGACGTCAGGACCTAGTGCGTAGAGCACGCGGATCGCGTTGACGAGCCGCGGGAACCGCAACTCGATCGCTGTACGGTGTCGCTCAGGTACGGCCTTCCACGCCACGATTAGCGCAGCCCAGGTTGCGAGGATTTGGTACCAGTGCGCGTCTAGCCACTGGAGTAATGCTGTGAGTCTCAATTTGAGTGTCCTATCGTTGGGTGTTTTCCTGTTTGGTCGCGAGCGCTCTCCGCGCCCTCAATCTTCGCAAGCGTGACTCGCAGGTCGTTGACCTCGCTGCGCAGCTTCGCTACCTCGCCACGCAACTCCCCAACCAATTCCTTGAGTTGTTTTATCGTCGCTTGAGTGACCCCCCAGGCGACAGCGAGGCCCGCGAGAGTCGCGAGGCAGGCGACAAGACCAAAGAGCGCTGCCAGAGCTGCGGAACTTATCTGGATCACGGCTTTACAGCCGCCTCGATCGACTCTTCTGCAACAGCTTCGAGCACAGCGGTTTTTGCCCACGTTGCGAGATCCACCTCGGCGATTCGCGATTTCACGCCAGCGGACAGAGTCGCTTCTCCGTAGGAGTCAATCGGGATTCCCCAGGATTTGCTGTCAGCGGATTCGACGAGGTCGGCGTAACGCTCAGCGCGACATTCGCCTGGTTTTGGTTGTATCCCTGTCCCGTGAGATATGGATTCCCTAGGAAAACCTAAGTCTCGCTCAATCTGACTAATTCGAGTTAGCGCCGCAGCTTTGTCCGCATAAATCACTAGTCTTTGTTGCATTTATGCCACCGTAATTCCATAACGAGTACCCAGGAATTTCTCGACCTTGTTTGTTTGCGCATCGGTCAATGCGACGTTGTAGCAAATCACTTCAGGGATCTTCCCGTCTACTCGTGCGCCAGCCGAATTCCACCCCGCACCAACAAACAATTTGTTCGCACTGGGCATCACAAACAAACCAGCACCAACGTTGACGGTCGGCGTTAGAACAGAGCCGTTTTTCCTGACAGCTCTACCGCCCGCCGTGCCGTCACAGCGGAAGGTAAACACGTATGCCCCGGTCGCATAGTGGCCATTGAATCCCTGGTAAAACGCACTGCCTTGGACGTCCCCGACATACAGTTTTCCGCCGGAGTTTTCGCCGTAGACACAGAAGCCATTGCCCCCCGTGACTATCCCGGAAGCAATGCGTAAAAACCCGTTGTTGAATCCAGTTCCAACTGTGTCTATTTTTACAGCTATAACGATTGTGTAGGCTGCGCTTAAATCGATATTGCCCGAAGAAGCGAGATAGTCTCCGCCGTCATAATCAGCGCTCTTACGATTATTGAGCGAGCTATCCGGGTCAAGTAAGTGCGGCCAGTTTGCGCTTGTGCCCTGACTGATCGTGAGGCCGTTGCCTGATTGATCCGCAAGCCCGGTGATGCCGGTAGTGTCGACTCCATCGAGCGAGTAATGCGCCTCGACCTGGTACCAAGCCTTGGGGCCATATTCCCCAGGGTTCCAATTTCCTGTAATTTGCCCACCATGACCACGCGAACGTGACCTTGATCTGCCTGCAACCATGATTTAGCTCTCATTCTCCACTAGTGCGATCATGGAAAAAGTCAAGTAATCACCAGTGTTTACGACTTTTCCCTTAAATTCTACTTCAACGATTTGATCCGTTCCGCTGTTTGGGATGTCTATATTTGACCCTGCAACGAATGTTGACCAAGATCCTGTCCCGGTAAGCGTAAAATCATTGTTCGTTGTGGCCCCACCCGAGGGTGTAACCGCTACTCTAAGCTGTGGGGAAGTGGTGTTTGTGGCCTTAAACCTCGCGACAACCTTGTATTTGTTCGCCGTCGAAGTGCCGTACAAACGCCTTGCTCGACAATAAAATTTAAACACCGTCCCTGTAACCGCTGAATTTGCCTCGATCAAATCGGTAAATGCTGCCTTGTTTGTCACCCTAAAATGCTGCTCCGCGGCAGTATCTTGTTGAAAATGGAAGAATTGCATATGACGCCGAACATCTTTTCGAGCCTGCTCAAGTCCTTTGACTATGCGGTAAAACCCTTGACCGTATGACGACGAACCACCCACGATTGAGGTTCCGCTTGCAAATGACCCCGGGTCGACCCCTATTTCCTCGCTCGCTGAGCTGCCGGGGTCGTAATTCGCGAGGGGAATTTCGGTAACAAATACCCGAAACGGCGCAATATCCGTTGAAGTGATCTTGATCGTTGGCTCTGCGACAATGCCCTTTGTGACACTGGTCA